TCACGCAAGAAATGCCTTCTCGGCAGCCGCGAGTTCGTCGGCGTCATCGTCCTTCGGGAAGAGGTGCCCATAGGTATCCATGGTCATTGCGATGGTAGAATGTCCCATGCGCTCCTGAACCATTTTCGGCGTCAGCCCCAGGCCGCCATCTTCCTTTCGATTGATGCACCACGAGGCGAAGAAGTGCCGTAGGGCATGCATGCCGGTGTACTTCGGCTCTAGTATCGGATTGCCCTTCTTGTCGACCTCTCCGCTATCAACGGCGATGCCGGCAGCTACCCAGGATGGGTGCAGCCCGCGCCGCAGGATGTTGTTGAGCTGCTCTACCCGGCCGGTGCCATTTGGGAATACCAGATCAAGCACCATAATCGGTTCGCCGGTTTCGTCTTTCTTGCCGGTGTTGCGCTTCGGGCAGGTAAGCTTCCATTCTTTCAGCGCATTGATGACCATGGGCGGCGCTGGAACTGTGCGCTCGCTCGTCTCCGACTTTGGCCGGCCAATATCGTTGAATCGGTCCGCGCGCTGGCGAATATGGATCTCGCGCTTGTCGAGGTCGACGTCTGACCACCGCAGTCCTCGCAGCTCAGAGGCGCGCAGACCGCAGAAGATTGCCATCAGGATCATGGGGCGCCATCGGCCTTTGAGGATGCCCAGAAGCGCCTTGATGTCTTCGCGGCTGGGAATGTCCACCCCGATCTTAAGCTTTCCCTTCTGGCGCTTCTCTTGGCGCGAATCGCTGGAGCCACGCCGCTTCTTCCGCTCTCTCACGACATTGCGCGCAACAAGCCCCTGTTCCGCGGCGTCGGCGACCAGGGTGCCAAGGCTCACCAGCACCTTCTTGATCATCGCTGGTGACCGTCCGCCGTCGCGTAGATCATCTTCGAACTTGCGTACCTTGGCGATCGTGAGCGCGGGCAACTTCACCGCGCCGATGAATGGATTGATGTGCAGCCGCAGATGCCGCTCGTAATCCTCAATGGTGGCGCGCTCGAGTCCGATCGCCTTAGCACTTGCTATCCATAGTTTCCCAGCCTCCTCGACGCTGACGCTAGCGCTCTCGGCGACATGGACGCCCTCCCGGATTTCGACTGACGTCGTCGCTGCAAATGAGTCGGCGGCTTTCTTTTTCTGAAACGTCTTCAGCCGGCGTTTGCCGGCCGCGTCCGTGTAGTCGACAACCCATGCTGATTTTTGGATGCCCTTCGGCGTGGTCCATTCTCGCTTGCGTACTGACATTTCCATGCCTCAGAAAGGAATATCGTCGTCAAGGTCCCGTGAATGCCTGCTGGTTTCGGCTGGCTTTTCGCTGCTCTTGGGCTCAGGTGTGGGTTGTGGGTTCTGAGGCAACGGCCACTCAGGGGCTTTCAGTTTTGCGCTTTTCAAGGCTTCCTGCATCGCTCGTCCCGCCGCAAAATAGTCCACTCTCTTGTTGTCTTCGTGAATGGTCAGAAATTCATCGATACGAGGCCAGAGGACGTCGACGTAGAAGTTCAGGAAAGAAAGGCGCTGTCGATTGCTCCAGAAGAAGGGCCAGTGCTCTTTACAGAAGGCAAGCTTTCGCTCGTCCTCATAAGTAGGGAAAAACTCGCTTCTACCTGCAATTTTAAGGAACCTGACACCTTCACTGACGTCCCAAAAATCTTGCCAGTTAAGGTCGCCCCCATACTCCCGGTCCGGAATTGTCTCATCTGACGCGGAGTTAACGATTGCTCGTTCGACAACAGTCGTGATCGTTTGGCCCTTCAACTTCGACACATATTCCAGAATAAAGCGAATTTTTGGGTCCAGTCGGATTGTTAAGGTTTCGGTCTTTCCGGACTTGGTGGTTTCTCGCGCCATTGAACGTTTCCCTGTTGTTCACATGCACATACACGTAATGCTGCGCGAGTGCAAATAGTGCTTGACGAGGGCGTAAACATGGTTAATTCTGGCAGTACTGCATAAGCAGTGCAAAGGAGTAGATTGAATGACGAACGTCGAGGCAACATCCGACCTGAGTTTGATATGGGAGGTTGAGGAAATCGCGAAGCTAATTAGTCGTACACCCAGGCAGACTTTTCACATGCTGAACAAGGGAGAGCTTCCCGCCAAGAAAGTGGGCGGCCGCTGGGTGGCGGAGCGCACCAAGCTCATCGCCTTCTTTATGGAAACTGCAGCATGAACCGGAAAAAGAAAGGCTCGGCAGAGGCGGCAACCTCTCCGAGCCAAGGTTCAATCATTCCAGCGAAGGAAACGAAAATGAACACTTGTCACGATAGCACCGGCTCGGCGTCAACGCCAGCCCTCTCGCGCCGCGGGTTTCTCGGCATTATGACCGCCGCTGCCATGCCCACAACCACTGTAGTGGCTGTGGCAGACCCTGAAGAGCAGGCCCGCTTCCACGCAAAGGCTCTTGCCGAGGCAATGGCCGAAATGCACCCCGAGCTGTCGTGGCGCCATGTCATCGACCACCAGGTTCGCTTCGTCCTCGTCGTGGGCGACGAACGGCCGGCACCTCTCGCCAAGCAGGAGGCATGACTATGCGGTTGTCTCGGCTGGTACATATCCTGGACTCGATGAGCGAAGCCGAAAAATTCGGCATCATCGCCAAAGTCAACCATCGCGCAAATATTGAAGGCTGCACCGAGGACTTGATCGCCATCCTGGATTTTATGGATGGCGATGAGAACCTGGAGCCCGACAACGACAATGAGCCGTCCCTCGGCGCTCCGGAACAACACGTTTCGCAAGCCAACTGGTTCTCGCCCGTCTCTCATGACCAAGCAGATCTCGAAGTGGAAGACGAAAACGATGAGGACGGCGGCGACACCGAACCAAACGGCGACGAGGCTGACACCAGTTTCACCGAAGATGAGGCAGGAGGCTTCTGCATATGATGCTCACAGTTCTAGTCGCCGGCTGCGTTTCGATCTGCGGGAGGGCTTTTCGATGAAGAGCGCTCAATCAGAGCTCCCAGGCCTCACGTTTGCCAGGTCAGAACCGCAAGAGCGGTTCGACTGGGAAGGGGCGGACGTCATTATCAATGAACAGCCTACAACAGCGGTATATCGTAATACTCGCGGCGGCGTTGTGATCCGCCAGGAGATGACTGGCCTCGATGACGAAGATCAATACGTTTACTTCTCAACCCTTGATGACGTTCGCACCCTGATAAACGCGCTCAAGCGCGAGATCGGGGATACGTGATGAGGAAATTCGCATCCATCCCACCCCGAATCTGGCAGGCTGACTTGAAGGCGGTCCGAGGGAAGCTCGAAGCGCTCGCGGTGCACTACCACCTTACTACGTCAGGGCATGCCAACATGCTCGGGCTCTATTATGTGCCGATCACGTACATCGCGCACGAGATCGGGGGCTCTCCGGAAGGGGCTTCGAAGGGGCTTCTTGACCTCATAGAGGCGAAGATCTGCTCCTATGACTTTGAGCGCGAGCTTGTGTGGGTTCACGAGATGGCAGCCGACCAGATTGCACCTCAACTTTCCCCAAAAGACAAGCGCGTTAAAGGCATAGCCGACCAACTCGCAATGCTACCTATGTGCCTGATTACGCTCGGTTTTTACAAACGCTACCGCCTTCCGTTTCATCTGTACGATGAGCGAAATCTTGAGGAATTTGAGCTCTCGATGCCGGACGATGCGGAAGCCCCTTCGAAGGCCCTCCGAAGCAAGGAGAAGGAGAAGGACCTAGAAGAAGGAGAAGGACCATCTGGCTTTAGAGGGCGAGAACAAATCGAAAAGACCTCAAACACGATGTTCAGGCCTTTCCCGATCCCATCTTCGTCAGCGGAGGGCAAGACGTTTTTGATCACCAAAGGTGTCCCTGCTGAACAGATAGACGGCTGCCTCAGAAATCTGCTCGGCGGCAACTTCACCCCATACGACCTGGAAGGCGTTCTATCGGGCGCAAGGAGCGCCGCATGAGCCAGCTACCGCCTTTCATCCGAGATCCATCGCAATTCCCGGCAAACGTCATCGACGTAATGCCGGCGATTATCCGCAAAATCGCGTCCGAGACGATATGGCCGCCGACTCCTAAGGCCGGCGAGGTCGTACAGATCAAAAGGAAAGTCGCATGAGTAAGCTGACAATGGAAGAAACCGGCGATCTGGCTCCCGATAGCCGCGCGGCCGTAATTTCGGAGCTTCTGAATTTCATGGCGACGAAGATGGAGCCCGTTCCCTATGGGACGTTACTCTATCACATCATGCATCACTTCGATTGCCGGGAAGAGCTGGTCTCGGCTCATGTGATGCATGGCGTTCATATCCTCATCGAGACCGGGCTTCTCACGACTAACACCTACTCCGCGGCTCCGCACGAGGCAGTGTTCATGGTTAAGCAGAATACCGTCGTCAGCCCGTCACGGAAGCTGACCGGTTATACCTTTAGGGAGTTCGCTGAATGACCCAGATTCGAAAGCTAACCGAGCAGGAAGCGTATTTCTACCTGGATTTCGTCTCGTTCCGAATCTTCGGTTGGAACATTGTCGATCGCATGAAGCATCACCCCAACAGCAACGCCTGCAAAGCCGTTGACAAGCGGTTTCGCGACCTCATCGGCAATCAGCCAAGCGTCGACGAATTCATCAGCGCGGCAGTGAACGGCGAACCTGTGCACCTGCTCTGGCCTCCGGAGATGCAAGACGAGGTCAAGCGCGCAATTACCAGCGTGATACCTCGCGCCATCAATGAACCGACGAGCGACGAGTTCATTCAAGGCATGCATGAAGATGGCCGAACTGACTGGGTCATTCCGGACTTCATTAAGGAGCTTCGGTGATGACCCAGATCCTCAACGTCTCCCGAAATGATGACGGCCAGTATGAAATCCTCGACCAGCGCGGGAAGGTGGTCTCTGGTCCGTATGACACGAACGCTGCGGCCTGGGCCGCGCTCGACCGGATCGATCACGAAACGATGCCCGGCAAGTCTCGCAGCAACAAGAAGGTTCTCTGGGGCAAGCCGGAAAAGCCCGAGAAGCGCAAAAGCAAAAAGGCGAGCAAGAGACAGGCGGCCAGAGACGAGCACCGAATGAAGGTCAATGCCGCAAAGGCGCCTGGCTGGGTGCGATCGGTCGCTGCGGCCAAGTTCGATCCTGCCGGCGAGCGCAGTTATCGAGATCACCGTCTCGGCACGTTCGGCGCCGCCTCGGAGGTGAGGCGCATCGACCCAGCAGCGTATTTGGCAGAGAAGGCGGCCGGCGCGAGAAAGGAGCAAGGATGACCATCAGGGAACGACAGGAGCGCGAAGCGCACGACCGCGAGAACCCTTGGCGGCCGATGGGCACGGCGTCGCGCGGAACTGGACTGATATGCGATTTACTCTTCGACGATATGGCCGGTCACTTCGCCGCAGAGGGACTGCAGTTCTTCCTGGACGCCGATGGCAACTGGTATCAAATCGACCCGCCCAGACGCGTCTACTCGCCAAACCCGATCAACTGGCGTCCGTCCTATGTGCGGATGACGCCTGAGCGCCGCAACCTGATCAAAAAGAGGCTGGCATGAACGTGAGAGTTTCAGGACGCCCGAATGCTGAACCGGTTTCCGAGATGGAATTCCTTCAGGCGAGGAAAGGCGAGGCCAGGCGATACACGCCGGGTGAAACATGGTTTGCCGTGAAGGCCGCCCCCGGCGCGCAACGGTGCCCATCGATGCGGGAGGGACAGGACCGGAAGGGCGAAAGCATCATTGAGCGCAATCTTCGCAACGAGGGTTTCGAAGCGTTCATGCCAAGCTATCGGATCGAGGTCCGTCATCATCGGCAGGGCCATTGGATCGAGCGTCGCTTCCCGACCTTCGTCGGTTACGTTTTCGTCAACATCGGGCCCGACGATTTCCGGAAGGTCGAAGAGGTGACCGGCGTCAGCAAGATCCTGCGCTTTACAAAGGCGTTCGAACAGCGGCCCATGCCATTCGCATTCCCCCAAGAGACAATCGACCGGCTACGCTACATCGAGTGGGAGCAGGAGCAGAATTTCCTACTGGCCCGCGCCCGGCGGCAGCGGGAAGAAGAACTCCATCGGGAGCAACCCGGGCGCCGCGGGAAGTCCTCAACACGTAGAATACGGAGAGCCCAGTTCACTGAGCTGGGGGGAGGCCTATCGTCCAGCTTGCAGGCGCCTTCCTCCCGAGTATTCATAACAGAAACGATGAAAACGTTGGGAAATCTCGCTGGCGGGATTGAATAAACATAACCCATCGGTTATCTTCTGCGCACTGATTTGTGGATGTACAGTGCGCAGAGCGCCGGTCCACGCGGATAAACAGCAATCCGCACGATGGAAGAAATGCGTTCAGAATTGAACGGAACGCTTTGGCGTTCACATGCTGGGCAACTTGGTCAATCGTCTGCGTAGATACGGCTTACGTCGCCGAGAAAAAGGACCATTCTCCTTTTGCGCTTAGGCCGACCTGGGAAGGCGGTCACATCGGTGGTCTCTATGAAACCAGCCCCGTGAAGGCTGGCCGCCAAGTCTGTCAACGATCTATCGTCCGCAATTGCTAGGTGGCCCGCTTGCTCGATTGGTCGTTTCAACTCTACCGCATAAGTTGGCATGGTCTTTCCTCCATTGGATGGCCTGTAACGCCAGCATTCTCTTCAATCTGGAGCCTGCAGTTTGCCGCCGCCGTCGCCAGTCCCGCCGTTGCCGTAACCGCCATCGTCCTTCGTGTTTCCGCCTCCGCCCCTGGCCAAATCCCGATCGTGCAGAAAGCTATGCCCACGAGCGCGGCTCTTGAGCTCGATCTTTGAGGGCGTTGTGGTTTCTCTGGGCGTGAAGGTATTGCAACCTGCCAAGAGGCCTGCCGTCGTGATTATCACAAGCGCTCTAAACACGCAGTCGCCCCTCTAGTTTCGATGTCAGCCGATCAATGGCAGTGATAGTCACCAGTCTTGTGATTGGTGTGGCAACCGTTCTTGTCGAGGCCGCCGCCATGGCCGAAAGAGCTGGCTGCAGACAATGCGAAAACGGCCGCGGCTAGCGCGGTTCTGAAGAGCTTCATAAGTTGATCCCCCCGGATGAATTTACATCTTCTAGTAAAGCACTCGTATCACTAGAAGTCGACTGCTATTCAACCTCGAGGCCGCTTTTCGACACGATAGTTAACAACCGCGTTGTGTGTTGAGCCTTCTCAGGTATTCTGAGTCGAGATTGGCAGCCTAGTTCTTCTGCTGCTCCGCAAGCTTGTTCGCTTTGTCTCTGTCGTTGCCGGCTTTCCTGATTATGTCCTTTGCCTGATCGACCGTCAGGCCGTGCTTCTGCCTGAAATAGTAGAGCTCGTAAGGTTGTTGCGCCGAGACCCTTTTCCTGTCCTGCTTCGTGGCTTTCTTATTGTCGGCCATTCCATCCTCCTAAGCTTGATCTAAGCCGGTTTAAATTCGCCCGGAACGAGGCTCGGGCGTCTCCACATTCGAACAAAGGAAAACGGAAATGGATCCTTCGATCGCTCCGGCCTCGCGGGCCGCGGTGGTGACGCCGAACGACAGCACCGTTGTTGGTGCGCGCGCTCTCTACATCGGCACGGCGGGAGACGTCGCCATCGCACCTCGTCGCGACGTGGACCCCGTTGTCTTCAAGAATGTGCCGGCCGGGACGATCCTTCCCGTACATGCCGCTATCGTGGCGCTTACCGGCACCACCGCATCCAACATCGTAGCCCTCTTCTAAAGGGGCACGCATAACGTCCAGCCGATCAGAAGGCAGGGGACCATGACAGGCAGACCAACAAAGTTCACGCATTCCCTCGCTGACGTCATCTGTGAGCGCATCGCTGATGGCGAAAGCCTCCGATCGATCTGCAGGGACGAGACCATGCCGGCGAAGTCGACCGTGCTTGCATGGCTGGCTGACGACGAGAAGTCCGCATTTCGGACCAGGTACGCGCAGGCGCGGGAAATCCAGGCTGACGGCTTCGTTGACGAGATGGTCGAGATTGCCGACGACGGCAGCAACGACTGGATGGAAAAGCAGTTCGGGGAAGAAACTCGTTGGGTTGAGAATGGCGAGGCGCTTCGACGCTCGCAGCTTCGGATCTCTACGCGGCAGTGGATAGCCGAGAAGCTGAAGCCGAAGAAGTACGGCGCCAAGGTCGAGCTCGAGCACGGCGTGACAAGTGGCGTGGCTGAGTTGCTGGAAGCGATCAATGGCAAGACCCGCGGACTTCCAAACGGCAGTTGATCAGTTCTCGGACTGGCGCTGGCGGCTGAACAACCTGTACTGGATCACGGATAAGGGCGGCCGCCGAGTGAAGTTCGAAATGAACTGGGCGCAGATGACGTTTTTCGAGCAGATGCATTATCTGAATGTGCTGCTGAAGGCCCGCCAGTTGGGCCTGACGACGTTCATTCAGATCTTCATGCTGGACGCCTGCGTCTTCAACCGGGATATCCGCGCCGGCACCATCGCGCACACCCTCGCGGACGCGCAAACCATCTTCCGGGACAAGGTGAAATATCCCTTCGACAACCTGCCGGATGGGATTCGGGCGGCCGTGCCGATCGTCAAGGACAACCAGAGCGAATTGCTGCTGGCGAACAATTCGAGCATCCGCGTCGGCACGTCGCTTCGATCAGGCACGCTGCAGTATCTGCATGTGTCGGAATATGGAAAGCTTTGCGCGAAGTATCCGGAGAAGGCGAGGGAGGTTCGAACCGGCGCCCTCAACACAGTGCAGGCCGGACAGTTGGTGTTCATCGAAAGCACTGCCGAGGGGCAGGAAGGGCATTTCTACAATCTCTGCGAAGATGCCCAGGTGAAGCAGCGCCAAGCATCAGCGCTGACGCCGTTGGATTTCAAGTTCCATTTCTTCCCGTGGTGGAAAGAGCCGCAATATTCGATTGATCCGGCCGGTGTCGTCATCACAGACGCTTTCGCCAAGTACTTCCGCAGTCTGGCGGATCAGGGCATCGAACTGACGGCCGGGCAAAAAGCCTGGTACGTGAAGAAGGCTGAGACCCAGCTCGGCGACATGAAGCGGGAATATCCGTCGACGCCGGCTGAAGCGTTCGAGGCGAGCGTCGAGGGTGCTTACTATGCCGACCAGATGGCGGTTGCCGACGCTGAGGAGCGTATAGGCATCTTCCCACATGTGGCGGGTTATCCGGTGCACACCATCTCCGATATCGGCATGGACGACACCAACAGCGTCTGGCTGTTTCAGGTGCTGCCGAGCCGGGTGCGGATGATCGGCTATTTCGAGCACACCGGTACCGGCATGGACGGGATGCTCGATGAACTGGAGCGGCGCGCCAAAGAGCATGGTTACGTCTACGGCGTCCACAATATGCCGCACGATATCCGTGTCAGGGAGTGGACGCGCGGCGGCATGACCCGCATCGAGATCATGCTGCAGGAAGTGAAGGCGAGGAACATGGGCACCGTCCGCAAGGTCGAGCGGGCTTATGTTCACGACCGCATCAACGGCACGCGGCGCATCCTGGCGAAGGTGGAGTTTGATCAGGCCGGTTGCGATCAGGGCATCAAGTGCCTGCGCAACTACCGAAAAGAGTGGGACGAGGACCTAGGCGTCTTCCGTGACGAGCCGCTGCACAATTGGGCATCGCACGGCGCCGACGCTTTTGGCGGCCTCACTATCATCTTCACGGGACTTGCGGCCGAACCATTGAGGCCGGAACCGAAGCCGCTGCCGACGTTCCAGACCATGACGTTCAACGATTTCGTCAACTCCACACCGACATATAGCGAGCACGTTTGATGGAAGACGAAGCAGCGACATTGCCGGCCGGCGACCAGTACGACCTGGCTAAGGTCGGCGCGCACTGGCAGCAGGAACTTGAGCGTGCGCAGCGCTATTTCAAGTCGTGGGTCGATCGCTGCACCAAGATCGAGAAGATCTATCTCCAGCAGCAGGCGGACCAGACCAGCGCAGCCAAGTGCCGTTTCCCGATGCTGTGGGCGAACACCTCGGTTCTTCAGCCGGCGGTCTATGCCCGTGTTCCGCAGCCCGTCGTCGAGCGTCGGTTCAAAGACTCGCAGCCAGTCGCGCGCATGGCGTCCGAACTGGTCGAGCGCAACCTCGCGTTCACTGCCGATGAAGCCGATCTGGATTCCGTCATGCGCGCGGTTCGGGATGACTTCCTGCTCTGCGCCCGCGGTACAGTTTGGCTCAGGTACGAAGCGGATTTCGAGCCGATCGACATGGGCGTTGAACCATCGGACGCTGACGATGGTCTGATGGGCGAGGAGGGGCTGTCTCCCCTCGAGCAGATCACCGACGAACGCGTCTGCATAGACTATGTCCACTGGTCGGACTTTCTGCATTCGCCGGCACGACGTTGGAAAGACGTCACGTGGGTCGCCCGCCGCGTTCCGATGACCGATGAAGAATTCGACAAGCGCTTTCCGCAGGGGCGTGCAAGCCTGGCTGCCAATGGCGGCGGCTCCAACCACGGCACCAACTCGACCGAGCGCGCCCAGAACGAGGGCAAGACCTACGTCTGGGAGATCTGGTGCAAGACGGAAGATTACACTGTCTGGATCGCTGAAGGGGCGCCGGTCGCTCTGGAGGTATCCGAACCGCCGCTGAAGCTGACGAAGTTCTGGCCTTGCCCGCGGCCAGCCTTCGGTACGCTGTCCACCGGATCGCTCATCCCGGTTCCGGATTACGTCTACTATCAGCAGCAGTGCGACGAGATCGACACGCTGACCAAGCGCATCAACAAGCTGACGGACCAACTCAGGCTGAAGGTGTTCTATCCGTCAGGGGATGGCTCGGTATCGCCGGCCATCGAGAAGGCTATGAGGCCGGAGAACGACACCGTCATGGTGCCGATCCCCGAGTGGGCCGCGTTCACGGATAAGGGCGGTTCTAACGCCATCGTGACGCTTCCGATCGATCAGGTGCAGAAGGTGATTGTGGCCTGCATCGAGGTCCGCAAGCAACTCGTAGAGGACGTCTATCAGATCACCGGTATCAGTGACATCGTCCGCGGCGACACTCAGGCATCGGAGACGGCGACGGCCCAGCGCATCAAGAGCCAATGGGGTTCCATCCGCATCCGTGACCGCCAGGCGGAACTGGCGCGATTTGCTCGGGATGTCGTCAATATCGCCGGCGAGATCATCTGTGACCAGTTCCAGCCTGAGACGCTGATGCTGGTCAGTGGCATTCAGCTTCCGACTGCGGCGCAGAAGCAGCAGGTTCAGATGCAAATGCAGCAAATGCAGATGGGGGCGCAACAGGCTGCAATGCGGGCGCAACAAATGGGCCAGCCGGCACCGCCCCCGCAACCGTCTCAGTTGCCGCCTGAGATCCAGCAGATGATGCAGCAGCCGACGATTGACGAAGTGGTGCAGTTGCTTCGCAATGACAGCGTGCGCGGCTTCCGCATCGACATCGAAACGGATTCGACGATCGAGCCCGATGAAGATGCCGAAAAGCAGCGCCGTATGGAATTCGTCGAGATGGTCGGTGGCTTCATGCAGCAGGCTGGCGCTATTGCGCAGCAGACACCGATGCTCGTCCCCGTGATGGTCGAGACATTGCTGTTCGCCGCCCGTGGCTTCCGCGCCGGGCGCCAGTTGGAAAACACGCTGGAACAGGTGGGTGCTCAGCTCTCGCAGGCAGCGACTGCGCCAAAGCCACCGCCGGAGCCCACGCCAGAGCAGATGATCAACCTGAAAACAGCACAGGTAAAGGCCGGCGCCGAAGAGCGAAAAGCCCAGCTTGGCGTCGCCCAGGCGGAAATCGAGCATCGCACGACAGTAGAGCAGGCGCGGGGTGACATGGCGCAACAGGCGCTGCAGCAGTTCCAGGCGCAGTCGCCGATTTACCAGTAAATTTCTAGGGGTCTTCACAATGAGAGAACGCTATTGCCGCGTCTGCGGTGGCTGGCACGCACTCGAAAGATGGCCGCACAATTGCATGCCGGCGGAGAACCTGGCCCGGTCGGATCTGCCGGCGCCGCATTTCGTCAGCGACAGCATCGAGATCCAGTCGATGCATGACGGCCGGCATTACACCTCGAAGGCCAAGCTGCGTTCCGCCTATCGTGCGGCCGGCGTGGTCGAGATCGGCAACGAAAAGCCGCAGCCGATCGAGAAGCCGAAGACGGATCGAATGGCGATCCGCAAAGAATTGCGGCGGGTTCACGCCGAATACAACGCCTGAACGGGCATCAATCCCCGAGATAGGAACAATCCGACATGGAAGACCTGATTAACGAAGCCGGGAACGGCAGCGAAGACCTCGGCGCGTCTAGCGACAAGCCTGTAAGCATCCGCGACAGCCTGAAGGCGGCCATGGAAGGCGCAGAGTCCAGTCCGGCGCCAACCGGCGCTGCCGATCGCCAGCGTGACGAGCAAGGGCGTTTCGCGTCTAAGGAGACGGACAAAACCGCTCCTGCGCAACAGCAGGCCGCTGCGCCAAAGGCTACGCAGACGCCAGCCGCGGCAAACGCTGCTCCAGCCGCCCAGCAGTCGCAACAGACGCAGGCATCCGAACAGCAGCCGGCCGCGACGCACCGGGTCCCGCCTGGCTGGTCCCAGGAGGCGAAGGCACACTTCGCCGCTTTGCCATCGGAAGTGCAGGCGGCGATTTCAAAGCGAGAGCAGGAGGTCGACAACGGCTTCCGGGTTCTCCAGGACTATAAGGGCCTCGAGGAATTCACGCCCCTTGTCCGCCAGGCCGGCACCACTCACGCGGACGTCATGCGCCGCGCGATCGAATGGGAGCGGTCCCTACAGCAGGACCCTGTCAACACCGTCCTTCACGTCGCCAACATGGCTGGCGTCAATCTTCGCGCCCTTGTTGCCGGTCAGCAGGATCAAGTTCTGCAGCGCCGGCCGCAACAGGCCCAGCAGCAGCCAACGCCTCAGCCGGTCAACGTCGAGGCCACGGTTGAACAGGTACTCCGGAAACGAGACACTGAAACTCAGGTCAATGCCTTCATTTCCGATCCAGCAAATGTGCACGCCGAAGCAGTTCTTGACGACATGGTCGCCCTCATCAGCGCGGGGCGCGCATCGTCGCTCAAGGATGCATATGACGCCGCATGCTGGATGCGCCCGGACATTCGCCAGCAGCTGATCAGCCAGGCTGCGCCAGCGAACACAGTCCAGGACCAGACTTCCCAGAGGGCAGCAGCGGCAGATCAAGCCCGTCGCGCCTCACGATCCATCTCCGGCTCTTCCGCCCCCGGCCCGACCCAGGGCGGCAATGCGGGCCAACCCACCTCAATCCGTGAATCGCTTCGCAGCGCATTGCACGCTGCGCGCGGTCAGGTCTGATCAAAGGAATGATCCATGCCTATTTCGCCCAACCTCTCTGAAATCGTGACGACAACGCTGCGCAACCGCAGCGGTACCGTCGCCGACGACGTAACGAAGAACAACGGTCTTCTGAATCGTCTCAACAGCCGCGGCAAAAAGAAGCCGGTTTCCGGCGGCCGCACCATCGTCCAGGAACTGCAGTACCAGGAAAACAGCACCTTCAAGCGCTATTCCGGCTATGAAATCCTGAACGTGCAGCCCTCCGACGTCATCACCGCTGCCGAGTACGACCTGAAACAGGCCGCGGTCGCCGTCTCCATGTCCGGCCTCGAGCAATTGCAGAATACCGGTGAGGATGCAGTCCTCGACCTGCTCGAGCAGCGCATCGAGAACGCCGAAAGGACGCTGAAGAACAACATCGCTCTCGACTGCTATTCCGACGGCACGGCCGATGGTGGCCGGCAGATCGGCGGCCTGCAGCTGTTGATCTCGACCTCGCCAACCGCTGGCACGGTCGGTGGCATCAACCGTGCCACCTGGGGCTTCTGGCGTAATCAGAAGTTCTCCGCATCGGCTGATGGCGGTGCGGCTGCAACGAGCGCGAACATCCAGTCCTATATGAACCGGCTTTACATGAGCTGTGTTCGCGGTTCGGATGCTCCCGATCTGATCATCGGCGACAACAACTTCTTCCGCCTCTACTGGGAATCGCTGCAGGCGATCCAGCGCATCACCTCGGCAGACAAGGGCATGGCCGGTTTCCAAACCCTGCAATACATGGGCGCCGATGTGGTGTTCGACGGTGGTTTCGGCGGCGGTGCACCAACAAACCAGATGTTCTTCTTGAACACTGATTACCTGTTCTACCGCCCGCACCGCGACCGCGACATGGCGCCGATCGGCGATGAGCGCATGAACACCAATCAGGATGCCTTCGTGCAGCTGATGGGCTTCGCCGGCAACCTCACCATGAACAACGCCTTCCTGCAGGGCGTGCTGTTCGCCTAAGTCGAGAAAGGATCAACTCCAATGACTGTCGCAACTTCCCAAACCGATCGTCTTGGCGCGAACCCGTTCGTCGTCGAAGGCCCGATTGTTGCCGGCTCCGGTGTTCCGGGTCCGATGTTCTCCCTCGGCACCATATCTTGGGGCTCGAAGGAATCCGAATGGGTCTATTGCAAGCTCGTGCTTGCATCGACCACTACGCTCCAGCCCGGTCAGTGGTTCCAGTGGGACCGCGACTATACCGCCACGCTGCTGACCACGTCGGCCGCTGTCGTCGGATCTCGCTGCGGCGTCTTCGCAGGGGCGAGCCAGGCGCCGACGCAGTCCGGCGGTCCTGCCCAGTCCATCAGCCTTGCAGCCGGCACCTATTATCTCTGGCTGCAGCGCAACGGCCAGGCGCCGGCACTGGTCTCGACTGCAACGGCAGCACTCGTCGTTGCCGAAACCACAGCGACCGCGGGCCTTGCGAATGCTCCGGCATCCGCAACAGTGTCGTCCAAGGCAATCCAGGGCGTGAACTTCCAAGCCGCCAACCAGACCTTCACCGCAACGACCGTCAACGGTTCTGCGGTGCTGTCTTCGCTTGGCGGCGTCACTCCGGAAGGTGGCCCGTTCATCGGTGCCGCCATCTCTGGCACCGGCATCCCCGGTTCCACGACGATCAGCAGCATCACCTACAGCCCCTCGGGCGTCGTCCAGAGCATTACCATGTCCGCCAACGCCACGGCCAATGGCACCGCCATCACGGTCACGGCAACGGGCGTGCTCGAGGCAACGCTGATGCGTCCGTACATCTCGAAGGTGAACTAATCCGAACACCGCTACGGGCGCTTCGGCGCCCGTTTTCTTTCCCCGCCATCAACAGCGAGACAATCACCATGGCCGACAACAACACAGGCATTTATGCATCGTTCAGCATTCAGCCCGTCGAACAGCCTTTTCTGACCGAGAAGGAAGGGCGCCCGATTTTCAAGGACGTTGAATTCGTCACCATCTTCATCGCCGGCGACAAGCACACCGAAGTGCAGCGCGTTGCGACGGATCACGACAAAGAGCGCTTCTCGGACGCCTATAAGCGCTTCAAGGAAGGCGCTGCCGCTCGCGAACAGATGGTCGGCACGCCGCTTTCGCAGTGGTCTTATCTGAAGCCCAGCCAGATCAAGGAGCTGGAGTCGATCAACATCTACAGCGTCGAGCAACTGGCAGCTCTTTCCGACACCGCAAAGCAGAAGATCGGCATGGGCGCGAATGAACTCGTCTCCGCCGCCCAGGCGTTTCTGGTGACCTCCAAGGACGCCAGCGCCGCATCCGCCTTCGCCGCCGAGAACGAGCGGCTGAGGGACGACGTAAAGCGTCTGGAGGCGCAGGTTGCAGAAATGGGCCAGCGCTTCGAAGCCTTGGCGAAAGAACAGGGCGGCTCCGGCCGTCGCAGCGCAGCAGCCTAACTCGGAGAACCGCGCATGTCGCTCTTGACGATAATCCAGAACGTATGCGCGGAAATCGACCTCGACCCGCCGGCGGCTGTCATGTCGTCGGCTGATCCCCAGGTGAGGCAATTGCTTATCCTGACCACCCGCGCCGGCCGCGATCTGCTGAAAGACCATGACTGGTCGGTGCTGACGACGGTTCGGGATTTCACGGCAACCGGCGTGATCCCCGAGCCCGCCGAACCGCCCAGCGACTTCAAGCGCTTCGTCGAAAATTCGATGATCTGGAACGTTTCGCGTCTGTGGTCGCTGAACGGCCCCGTCGAGCCTCAGGCATGGGACCGGCTTACGATCCTCAATTCCAACCCGGTGCCGCAGGTCTGGCGCATGCTCGGTGGCAAGCTGGCCTTTTTCCCGAACGATGTCGGGGAAACCCTTCGCTACGAATACGTGTCGAGCAACTGGATCGCCATCAACGGCGGCACGACCTATGCCGCAGACTGGGCGAATGACACCGACACGGCGCGTTTCCCGGAAGACCTCCTCGAACTTTCCCTCATCTGGCGGTGGAAGCGAGCGAAGGGCCTCGACTACGGCGAAGAACTCGAAAACTACGAGCGCGCCAAAGAGTCGTCAATCGGCGCCGATCGCGCCGCGCAGCCGATGAGCATGTCGATGCCGTACCGCGGCGAAGTCCCAGATAACTACTGGCCGGGCACGATCACAGTATGACGAGAAAACCAGTTCCTCCCGGGCGCACTGGCCGCGTCTCGCCTAGCAAAGACTGGATCGCGCCGATCGGCGGCTGGCGAACCGATGTCGAGATGGCGGATATGCCGAAGGATGCGGCGTTCCAGCTCGACAACTTCTTTCCAGAGGCCAACCGTGTCCGGGCCCGCTATGGGAGTTCCGCGTTTGCGACGGGGCTTGCCGCAACGGTGCAGACCATCATCCCTTATGTCGGGGTGAGCAATCGCCTGTTCGCGGCGGCCGGCAGCAAGATATTCGATATCACCGCCGGCGGCGCGGTTGGAACCGCTGTGGTTTCCGGTCTTTCCAGCGGGCGTTGGTCGGTGCAGCAATACACAAATCCTGCGGGCCAGGAGTATCTGCGCCTCGTCAACGGTCTGGATCTGCCGCTGCTCTATAACGGCACTTCGTGGACCAACAACATGTTGGTGGGCACGGCTACCCTCGCAACGCAGAACGTCGCGGTGAAGGCGGTCCAGTATACCCTGAGCTTCTTCGGAACAGGATCTGTCACGCTTTCCGGTGCCTTTGCCGGCGTATTGAACGGAACGGGTGTGGGCAACCGGGTGACGCTGACATTCACGCCTACGGCCGGCACGCTGACCTTGACGGTGGCGGGATCGGTGACGAATGCTCAGCTTGAGACCGGCGCGACGGCAACGCCCTACGTTTCGTCGACAATGATCACCGGGATTTCGGATTCGTCGCTGCTGTTCGCGGTCACTGCCTACCGTTCCCGGCTGTGGTTCATCGAGAAGAACTCGACGAACGTCTGGTACCTCGCGACGGATGCGGTGAGCGGCACGGCTACTGTCCTGCCTGTCGGCGGCAACATGAAATACGGCGGGACCCTGATAGCCATCGGCGTCTGGACCATCCCGGTTTCCACCGGTCTCCAGCAGTGTCTGGTTCTCATGTCGACCGAGGGCGAGGTCATCGTCTATCAGGGGTCGGACCCGTCAAGCTCGACGAACTGGAGCCTGCTCGGCACGTTCAAGCTCGGTCGCCCGCTCGGAACGGAACGCTGCTTCCTTTCCGTCGGTGCCGATCTCGCCATCATGACGACCGACGGCATTGTTCCGATCACCAAGGCGGTGCAGCTCGATCGCGGTGCGACAAGCCTTGGAGCAATTACCGCCAAGATAGGTCCGACCTGGCGCGAGACGGTTATGACCGCCGGCACCATGTCGGATGAATGGCAACTCGCAAGCTTCCCGGCGCGGCAGATGGCAATCGTGAACCTGCCTTCCTCGCTGGGCCCGTATCAATATGTCATGAACACGGAAACCGGTGCATGGTGCCGCTTCGTCGGGCTTGCGGCCTCCTGTTGGGCGACATGGCAGGACCGGCTGTTCTTCGGCTCGAGCGACGGCACTGTCTACGAGGCCGAGGTGGGAGCCAACGACAACGGCGCAGCGATCGACGCGCTCATGGTTGGAGCCTGGAACCGCTACGGTGAAGACCTGGCGACGAAGTTTTCCAAGCTCATCGGGGTGACCGGTCAGATCGGCGTTTCCACGCTGATGTATGCTGGCATGTCCTTCGATTATCAGGTGAAGATTCCGACGGCGCTCCTGTCATCGGTGGACAGCAATGCGGCGGCCAAATGGGGAACCGCAATCTGGGGCGTCTCGATATTCCCGGGAACGTCGCTTGTCCGGAAGTTTGCGGCGGCAGGAGGTGTCGGTTCTGCCTTGGCGCCGACGATCCGGGCGCTGATCTCCGGGGCAACCGGTTCGGTATCCGAAGCGGCGGTCGTCGGCGGCTCGGTCCTCTACGAAAAAGGCGCGCCGATTTGATCGTCTCCGAGCCACGCGAGGATATCGCGGCATGGGTCGGCGGCAAGATCGGGGTGGCCTTCCATCCGCCATTCACAGCCATCGCTCAGGTTCAGGGCGGCCGGATCATCGCCGGGTATGTCTTCAACGTCTGGACCCAACATGACGTCGAGGTCTCGCTTGCCGCCGATCGGCTTTCGAAGACGCTGATGCGGGCAGCGTTCCAATATGTCGTCGACCAACTCGGCTGCCGGCGAGCAACATTCAGAACGCGTGCCGACAACTTTCCGGCCCAACGGGCGCTGAAAAGGCTCGGTGCGCGTCTGGAGGGCCGCCAGCGGGATTATTTCGGCGATTGTGATGCGCTGCTCTACGGAATTTTGAGAGAGGACTTCCCCTATGGTCTCTACGCCCAAGGCGCCTAAGGCACCAGACCCGACGCAGACCGCGGCGGCGCAGACAGCGACGAACGTCGACACCGCGATTGCGAACGCTGGTCTCAGCCACACCAACCAGTACACGCCGGACGGCTCGCTGGAATACAAGGTCACCGGCAAGAGCACGATGACCGACCAGAACGGCAAGACCTATAATCTGCCGGTCTATTCGGCCTATCAGACCCTCTCGCCGCAAAACCAGGCGATCTATGACCAATCGCAGCAGACCCAGCTCGGGCTTGCCAAGCTCGCCAACGACCAGACCCAGAAAGTGTCCGGCATCCTCGGCACGAACGTCGATCTCAGTTCGGGCAACGTCGACAAATATGTCAACGACCACTGGCGCGCCGGCTTCGACAATCAGTGGGATCGGGAGCAGGCGAGCCTTGACCAGAGCCTTGCCGACAAAGGCATCGCCATGGGCTCGGCGGCCTATGACAACGCCATGCGCGACTTCACCACGCGCAAGCAGGCGGCGGCCGATCAATACTTGGGCGACATGTACTCGAACGCCCAGAATTCCATCTTGACCGAGCGCAACCAGCCGCTGAACGAGATTTCAGCGCTGATGTCGGGGTCTCAGGTCAACCAGCCCAATTATGTGAACACGCCCACGACGCAGTTGCCGACGGTCGACCAGGCTGGGCTGATCAATGAGAACTTCAATCAGAAAATGGGCATCTACAATCAGCAAGTAGCGGCAAGAAATTCGGCCATGGGCGGACTGTTCGGCCTTGGCGGGTCGCTGCTCGGTGGCTGGGCGATGGGAGGGCTGTGATGGGCTATTTGTTCGGCGGCGACACGGGCCAATCCCAAGCCGATGTCACAGACGCTCGCAAGCGTCTTGCTGCTGCCATGCTCCAGCAAGGCACCGACGCAAGCCCGGTGCAATCTGGATGGGAAGGCGCTGCCCGTATGGCGCAGGCGCTCATGGGCGGTCTCGCCATGCGCAACCAGGCGAACCAGCAGAAGGCCGCCGATGCGCAGGTGATCGCTGCCATCACCGGGCAGCCATATACGCCTCCAGAGCAGCCTAAAGGTCTCTTTGGCGGATTGTTCGGCGGTGGCAACAAGGCGGACAATCCCGGCGCCACCGGCTCCAGCATGCCGAAGGTGGATTCGTCGGGCAATGTCGCAGTGACCTCCACCGTGACGCCTGGCGGTCTCCCTGAAGTTTCGGACTATATCCGGCAGGCGGCGATTTCCCGCGGGATTGATCCGAATATCGCGCTTCGCGTGGCCGGTCATGAGGGGCTGAATGTCTTCGATCCTTCGAAGCCTGATAACGGCGGCGACGAAGGCTCTTCTTTCGGTCCGTTCCAACTCCACTATGCCGGCATGTCGAAATCGATGCCGAACTCGGGCCTTGGAAACGAGTTCACGAACGCGACCGGCCTTCATGCGCGCGATCCGTCGACGTGGAAGCAGCAGGTTGACTTTGCTCTCGATTGGGCGCGAAAGCACGGCTGGGGCCCATGGATGGGCGCGAAGGCCGAAGGCATCACCGGCAAGATGGGCATTGGCGAGTTGCCGCCCCAGCAGGCCGCGCAAGCTGCTGCCATGCCGCCGACAGCGCCGCTCCAGCCTCCGCCGGTCAATCCTCCCGCGCCATCTCCGACGCCTGGTTATGTCGATCCTCGCATGGTAGCGGCCGATCGCCCCGCAGCACCTCCCATGCCGCCGGCATCCGCGCCGAGCGAAGTAGCAAGCCTCGACCCGTCCATCGGCATTCCCATGCCAGGCGCAGCGGGACAGATGCGCGCGTCCGATCCCGCACAGGTCATGCCACCACAGGCAGGCTCACAGGCTGCGTTGCCGCCTTTGCCGGTCACCAACGTTGGCCCGACGCCGAACGTCGCCAGCTTGGGTCCTGTGGACCGATCTGGCGTAGGCATGGGCGGCGATGTTCCGGGGGCTGGAGCCTTCCCGCCAGCGCCGACCGGCGGCGGTCAACCCGCATCTCCTCAGCAGACCGCCCAGGCTCAATCCGGTCCGGCGCGTCTCGCCAACGCATTGGACAATGCATCTCCTGCGCTGGCCGCGAACCCGATGGCAAACCCGCGCGTTCAAGCGCTGGTGCAGGCGATGACGAATCCGAATGCATCGCCGCAGGTGAGGGCGCTTGCTGCTCAATCTCTGCAGACGATCATGAAGCCACCGGAATACGGATTCGAGACGCTTCCAGATGGCACAATCTTGCGCAGCGATCCGCGGACGGGGACGGTGACGCCTGTTTACAGATCTCAGATTTCGCCGGCGGACCAGGCGCGGCTTGATTTCGATCGGGAGAAGTTCCGCCAGGAGCAGGCCAATCGGGGCACGATGACGGCGGCTGATCAAGCGCGCATCGATTTCGACAGGCAGAAGCTGGCGCAGGATCAGGCAAACCGCAACACGATGACAGCCGCTGAACAGGCGAATGCCGATCTTGAGCGCAACAAACTCGATTTGGAGAAGAACAAACCGGTGATCGTCCAGCCGGGCGAAACTCTCGTCAATCCGCAGACGAAAGAGCAGATATTCCAGGGCGCCGGGTACAAGCCCGAGGACGTCACCAATCTGCGCAAGGAAATTCAGGGCCTGCCGACCTACAAGAGCTATCAGCAGGCGCTTCCTTCTTACTCGTCGATGATCGACACCGCGAAGACGGACTCGAAGGCATCCGACCTGAACCTGATTTACGGCCTCGGCAAAATCATGGACCCGAACTCAGTGGTCCGCGAAGGCGAAATGACGATGGTGCAGAACACCTCGTCGTGGCCGGACTGGCTTAAAGGTGCCTATGACAGCGTTACAGGCGGTTCACGGCTTGAGCCGGAAACCAGAAAGGCGATCCTTGGCGAAGCGCGCAGCCGCATGATGGCCTACCGTGGAGCACTGGATAACGACATCTCGCAGTATCGCGGCATCATCGGCCGGCGCGGCATGAACGAGGCAGACGTGCTGCCCACACTTGGCGACATCGCAGAAGTGCCGAGTTTGGAGCCGCCATCGGCGGGGGACATTGGTGCGCCGCCGGAAGGTATCCCAGCCGATGTATGGGGCGCGATGACGCCCGCGGAGCGTAAGCTATGGCAGAAATGACACCCGAGCAGCAGAAAGCTATGGCGATTGCCGCCGCGCGTCTGCGTCTGAGCCGAACCCAGCAGACGCAGCAGCCTTCGGTGGTAGACCCGGCAGCAGAGCCGCCACCTCAGACCGGCGAAGAGCTGCGAGCCCGAGTCTATGCTGATCTCGCCGCCAAGCGCGAGGCTGCGAAGAAGCCGCCGGCGGTTGATCGGTATGGACTGCCGGCCGACGATGCCCTTTCCGTCTCTAGGACAGGTGTCGGCGGTCTCATCGAAGGTATTCCGATCGCCGGGCCGATCATCCGCGGCGCTACGGAAAGAGCTGCAGCGGCGACGCTCGCGGCATTCTCCGACGAGAGCTACGATCAGGTCATGGATCGCATCCATGCAGCGAACGAGGGCGAAAAAACAGCGAACCCGAAAGTCGACAAAAGAGCCCAGATAACCGGGGCCGTTGCCGGGACTATCCCGATGGTCATGGCTGCCCCGGCCGCATTTGGAGCGGGTGGCGGGAGCTTGCTCGTGCGATCGGGTATCTCTGGGGCGACTGGTGCGACAATTGGTGGCGTCGACGCTGCCGTCAGAAGTGATGGCAATCCGGATGAAGTGTGGCGAGGGGCGAAGCTGGGCGGCCTGTTTGGCTTAGGCGGTCCCGTGGCAGGCAAGGTCATTGGAGGCACTGCCCGATGGCTTGTCGACGCACTCCGCACTAGGGCCGCAGCGCGAATCGCTTCCATGGACCCTCAAGCGTTCGGGTATTTCCGGCGTGCAGTGACCGACGACGGCCTGGACGCGGTGACGCTCCCTCAGCGATTGGATGAGATGGGTTCTAGGGCTATTCCGGCGGACCTGGGCCCGAACCTTCAGAAGCAGGCCGGTGCGCTTGCGGCAACGCCCGGGCCGGCGCAGACGACCATTCGGAGTGCGCTCGCCGATCGTGCCGCGGGCGCCAACGCCAGAATTGGTCAAGTCATCGACGAAACGACCGGTCGAAACGTCGTACCGTCTGAGGTGCGGGCAGATATTACCGCAAACCAGAATGCCCATTCGCCACTCTATCGCGAAGTATTCCGGGAGGCCAGGCCGTACAACACCGAACCGATTGCTTCCGCGCTCGAGGCTGACATCAGCCGGCTTCGCGGGCCTGCTCAGGCCCGCCTTCGCCAGGTGCGCGACATGCTGAACGTCGCGGACTCCAATGTTCTGTCTACCGATCCTGGCGTCATGTTCCAGACCCGCCAAGCGATTGACGGCCTCTTGAAGACAGAAGTTGACCCGAAGGTGATCTCGGCATTGACCGAAGCTCGCCAGATGCTCGACGACGGCCTCACGCGCGCCGTCCCGCGCATCAAGGAGATTGATGCTGGATACGCCGAACTTGCTCGTCAGGACGAGGCGTTGACACGCGGTCAGCAGGTTTTGGATAGCGGCCGGACTGCGCCCAGGCCATCGGAACTTGCTGCAGAGGTTGAGCAGGGCGTTCAGCCGCAGGGGATGCAGATCGGGCCTTCAGCGGTGCCGCTACGGCTGTCTCAAGGTGCCAGAGCGGAGATTGACCGCATCGTAGGCACGAATTCGAACGACATCGCGGCCATGAACAAGCTGATCAAGGGAGAGGGCGATTGGAACCGCGCGCGACTCGCTACTTTGTTCGGGCCGGAGAAAGCGGATCGACTGTTCAAAGTGCTCGAAAATGAGCGCATCTGGGCCGACACCGCCAACACCGTAACCAAAAACAGCGAAAGCGCCGCGCGACTTGCGGCACAGAACGAGCTTGGTGGCGCTGGACAAGCGACCTTCGGCGTGAAGGAAGCATTCAAGGCCGGCGGCTTCCTCGGCGCAGCTCGATCGGCCGCTGTCGACAAGGTCGACAACATCGTCAAAGCGCTCATGTCGAGCGAGACCGGGAATGCAACGCGTGAAAGCCTGGCCCGCGCTCTTATTGGGGAGCAGCGTGAAAAGCTGGTCGAAGGGCTGATCAGAGCTCAGGGGATGGGAACGACGCCCGCGTTAGTCGATCCGGTTGTCAAAGCGCTGCTTTTGAATGCCGGAACCTCGAGGACGCGATGACGGGTCGATCCAGCAAATAGCGAGATAGAGCAGGGCAGCGAAACAGATGCCCAGTACAAATCCCGCATCGAACGACCCGCCTAGCGCGTTTCCAATGCCATCGACTGCCCAGTTGATCCCATAGAGGACCGCGGTGGTAAGGGCGATGCAGGCGATTTGCAGAACTCTCAGCATGGCGCAACCAATACTACAACCGTCGAGGCCTCGCAATTCGCGGGGGCCTTTCTTTTCTGGAGAAGGTGAATGCCCAGAAACCCATCAACCGGCGTCTATTCGAAACCCGCCGGAACAACGCCCTCTGTCGGCCAGGTCATCGACCCGGCGCCCTGGAACGCGCTAACGACTGATCTCGGCAACGAAATCACCAACTCGCTGCCGCGCGATGGTTCGGCGCCTATGGGCTCACCGCTCAAATTGGCAAGCGGCACGGTTTCTGCGCCTGGTCTCGGTTTTTCCTCGACGCCGCAGACCGGCCTCTACCTCAAGGGTGGCGGCCTACTCGGGTTCACTCAGAACGGCGTCGACATCGTTTTCAATAAAGCCTCGGTCTATGCGGCGAAGTCGGGCGATTACACCGCGCTCGCAACCGACGACAATGCGGTTCACCGCTTCACGGCCAACGCCACTCTGACGCTCACAGCCGCTGCAACGCTTGGGGCAAACTGGCAGTACACCGTTATCGCCGACGGCGGGACCGTGACGATCGACCCGAACGGCGCCGAGACGATCGATGGCGCGGCCGCGCTTACCGTTCCGAACGGATATTCCGCTCACCTCATCTGCAGCGGGTCCGCCTTCTTTAGCGACAAGGTTCTGACGAGGCTGGTAGCCAAGGCCGAATTGACTAACATCGCGGACTATATCGTTGATATCGTGCCAGCGTATGTCAGCACGACATCAATTTCCGTCTCGTCTGGCTCCGCCTTTTGTGGAACCAAGAGCTTTTCCATCTCGTCTACCCTAACGAAGGTATTCACTTCGACGTTTGTGGCCGGGAACAATGGCGGGGTGCTCGATACGGGTGCTATTGGCGCGTCGAAAACCTATTTCCTCTATGCCATCCGCCGGATCAGCGATGGAGCAGGAGATATCGTTGCATCGCTTTCGGCCACACCTGCCGGCGTGACGATGACAAACATTTCTGGATGGGAAGTCCTATCAGGTAGCAGGGTTGGCATCGTCCTCACGAACGCCAGCAGCCAAGTCATCAAATTTTTGCAGCGTGGCAATAAGGTTCTGACGGAGAATTCGCTGTGGTTTACCACAAGTGCGGATGTCGCCTTTGCCCTTGCCATCCCGCCCAACATCCCAATCGGCCTGTCTGTCGATGTGGCAATCACGCTCTCCATTCAGGTGAGCACGACGAGCGCGGATTGCGTTATGTTTGTTTCGGACGCCGACGCTGCCGACGCACTCATCAACGCCAATCCATATGAATCGATAAACTGCCGCGCCAGGACCGGGAGTGGCTTCCCCAGCTCGTCGCTTGCGTCGGGCTTTGCAAGAAGCAACAGCAGCGGACAACTTTCCCGGTTTGTGGATACGAACAGTGCTACGGTTTCCGCTTCCGCTTCGGTGCAAGGCTGGATTGATTATTCTTGCCGAAGGATAGCAGGATGACGAAGGTGTACGTTAAGCGGGGTGATGGCGTCATCCAGTATATTGATTACGTCAATCAGTTAGGCATGGGCCTTGAGGAGATGGACGATACTGCTGCAGAAGTGCAGGCGTTCTTTCATCCTCGGCCGCCAGCTTCGTCAGTATCGGCCCGTCAGTTCAAACTTCAGCTTCTGTCGGCTGGTCTTCTCGACACAGTCAATGCATGGGTCGCGAGCCAGTCTCGCGAAGTCCAGATCGCCTACGAATACAGCGGCACCTTCGTGAAGGACAGCCCGATGATGACGGCCGGATTTCAGGCCATGGGTTTCACGACACAGCAGATCGACGCGTTCTTCATGGCGGCGGCGCAACTGTGATCTTCCGTTACATCCTCTACCTGCCGATCAACCTCCTCCTCATCGGGTTGGCCTATCTGCTGTCGCCCTTCCTGGCAGCATGGTCAATGAAGCACGGCCCGGTTCTCCCCGGCAAATGGCGCTGGTTCTCGACCCTGAACGCCGATCTGGACGGCTATATCCCGCAGCGTGTCGCCGGCTTCGATCCATCCGCCAAGGGCCTGAAACTCTGGTGGCAGCGGACCCGCTGGACGTGGCGTAATCCATGCAACGGCTGGCAATCCGAACTGCTCGGCGTCGATGATATCGCCTCGGCCTTCACCGTAAAGCGCGATGTGCCGCTGGCATTCGGCTTCTATCTCAAGCTCTGGCTTGGCTGGAATCCGATCAAGCGCGGCGGGAATTACTACCCCTTCATGTTTCAACTGAAGCCCCAACGGGGCTGACCTCTCCCACAATCTGGAGCCTCCCATGCTCGTCCGTAACTGGCGGCGCGTTCTCGCGCGCTCCCTGTCGCTTTGGTGCGTCTATTTCGCGGGAGCCTTCGAACTGGCCCCGTACATCGTCCCGTATCTCGATGGCTACATTCCCCCTTGGCTGTCGATCCTCCTCCTCCTCCTTTCCGTCCCGGCTCGGGTAATCGACCAGAGGCTTTCCAATGGCAAATAGAATGAAGAGGGGCAGCGCGGTTGCCGCGGCTGCTGTCGCGCTCGTGGGCAGCTTCGAAGGGCTTCGGCAGAACGCCTATCCCGATCCAGCCACGCAGGGCCAGCCGTGGACGATCTGCTACGGCAGCACGAACGGCGTGAAGCCGGGAGATTACAAGACCGTCGCGCAGTGCAAGGCGCTCCTGTCGCTTGAGCTGCAGAAGTACGCCGCCGGCATTGAGCAGTGCGTCACGGTCCCGCTGCCAGATCCGCGCTTCGTCGCCCTGACCTCATTCGCCTACAACGTCGGCGTCAAGGCGGCCTGCAAGTCCAGCGCTGTCACTCTCATCAACCAGGGCAAGACCGCTGAAGGCTGCGAAGCCTTGCTGAAATGGAACCGCGCGGCAGGGGTCGTCTTCCCCGGTCTGACCCGCCGCCGGCAGAAGGAACGCCAGTTCTGCCTAGAGGGCATCTGATGTTCGGCATCCTTGACGGCCTCAAGCTTGCCGCCGGCATCCTCGCAGGGCTGGCCCTCTATCACCTCTACGCCGTGTCGATCGGCTACCCCTCCGCCGCCAGGGAAGCCCGCGCCGGCTATGTCCTCGTAGCCGAGAAGACCGCGGCTGAAGCCCGCGCCGCGGAGATGACGCGCCAGCGCAACGCAGCCGCCCAGGCGACGGAAGAGCACCGCAAGCGCCTCGAGGCCGCCCAGGCCTCCGAGCAGGCCGCCAAAGACACCCTCGAAAACGAGATCGCAAATTATGAACGGATCATTTCCGCGAAGAACCGCGCTTGCCTTGTTGATTCCGCTGATCGTCAGTGGCTGCTCCGCCACTGAGCGGTTGAACCGTGCGGCTACCACCAAAGGACAGGCGGCGGCCGGTGTGCTGCTTCCGGCGCTTCCCGACGACCTTCGCAAGCAAGAGCCCCACGCCGCGGTCACAGAAGGCCAACCGTTGATTTCTATCCTCGCCCGCGAGCGGCAAGCCCTCGACAGGGCAAACGCCCGCCAGGGGCGCACCGTTCGCTTCTATGACGACCTCACCACCCGATATGGATCTCGCCCATGAGCGGACTAATGCTTTCTCTCTCCCTCGCCATCACCAACCAGTGTGGAGGCGGGGGCTCAACTGTCCTGCCGACCTTCGCCTATCAGACGGAGACGGAAACGCTGGCATCGGCCTTTACTGCAGCCCCGACGCGCCGGCGCAAGCGCACGATGGATTGGGCTATCAAGACGCTCAAGGATCAAGGCGTATGGACGAAGCTGAAATGCTTCTACAAGGTAGGTAACGATCAGCAATCCTCGCTCATCAACTGGAAGACGCCAGGGACAAACAACCTGACCGTCGTCGGCTCTCCCGGCTTTACCGCAAACAATCAATGGACACCGGCCGCGAATGCACGCCTGATGACTGGTGTTCTGTTGAGCGATCTTGATAACGCTTCCTGCGGCATATTCGTGTTGACGAAGACGAACACGGACGGCACGTCGACATCTGACTGTGGCGCTCTCACCGCCGCCGGCAACGGCCTGACCATGTGCTGCAAGAATTCGTCCAACGTCATGCAGGGACGGTGCGGGTCCGCCAACGTGACGACACTCGGCGCTTCCGGCGATTGGGATGGGTTCTCGTTCCACATGCTCAATCGCGTGAACAGCACCAATATCCAGGCATTCCGCGGTCCGGTCAAGAAAGCTGACGTTGCCGCCGCGTCGGCTGCTATGGGCGCCGTCGAGATCCCCTTCCTCGCCCTTAACAACAACGGCACGTTCACGACAGGCATCCGAGCCCATTCCTGCTTCGGCATCCTGCAAGCGGGTGTGACTGAGGCAGAGGCGAAGGTTCTGGCGAACGTCTGCCGCGCGCTCGACGATGACTTCCAGTATGGCGAACTGGATACCTACGATGCCGGCGTTCAGCCGCAGAGCGTTTCCACCGATGTCGTTATCTATGGCGCAACGTCGCTGGCGGGTGCTGCGCTCTATGAAGCAAAGCGGCTTGGCCTCAACGTCGTTATTGTCGGCGGCTGGCGCGATCGTTTCCTCGGCGGCATGTCGGCGGCTGGCCTCGGTCATACCGACTTCGATAACAAGGCAGGGCTTGGTGGTCTCCCGCGTTGGATCATGGCGCAGATGCAGACGATCCAAGGAACCACATCAACCAACTTCAGTTTCCAGCCGCGCTATTTTGGCCGCGTCCTGGCTGGCATGCTCGACCCACGGATTACCAACGGCCTAGATGCCCCTGTCTATTGGTCGAATGGGGTTGCTTCCGTTCAGAAGACCGGGGCGCGGATCACTTCAATCACCACGGTTGATGGCCGCACTTTCTCGGCCCGCTATTTCGTTGATGCGTCCTATGAGGGCGATCTCATGAAGATGGCCGGGATCTCGACAAGGCTCGGCCGCGAAGCGAATGCCGAATTCAGCGAGACCTTGAACGGCTACCGGGGCATCCTGTCTGATTTCGGCGGCGCCAATCATCAATACAAAAATGCCGCTGGCACGCTGGTCAACATCGACCCTTATGTCACGCCTGGCGTGTCTGCATCCGGGCTACTGCCGAACGTGAAGGCCACCTATACCGGCTCACCGGCCAACGGGGCGGCGGACAGCAATCTCCAGTCCTACAACTTCCGCATCACGGCGACGACGAACAAAGCCTATCTCGTGCCGTTCCCGTCCACGCCTCCCTCTGGCTTCGACGCAGCAAACTATGAAGCGCTCTTGCGTCTCCTGGCTGCGGACGCGACGATCAGCATGGACGACATCTTCCTCTATGACGCAATCAACACGGCAGGCGATATCTTCGACCTGAACGCCAAGGGCGGGTTCTCGACCGATCCGTTCGGCCTGTCGTGGACCTATCCGGCGGCAAGCTACTCAGCCCGCGAAACGCTGTGGAAGGCCCATGCCAACCACATTTATGGCATGATGTATGTCCTGCAGTATTACAATGATGCCCGCGTTCCGGCAGCACTCAGAACGGAGGCGCTGAACCACGGCCTGCATGCGCTGCACTACACCAAGCCGCGCCTCGACAAGGGCGACGATTTCCAGTGGATGCCGCAGCTCTACGTTCGTGAGTCCTACCGCATGGACAACGACTTCATGCTGCGTCAGTCGGACATCAGCCACACGGACGGCACCACGCCGCGATCAATCAAGACGATCTCGACGATCAGCTACGCGATGGACAGCCATTCGACCCAGGCGCTTGCGGATCCAAACAGCGGCACGCCTCGTATCTGGAACGAAGGCAATTGGGAGGCCGACCGGGGCGGCGTCGATCTGATTACGCCGGTTCCATACGAGGTGATCACGCCGCGCAAGACCGAATGCGAAAACCTCCTCGTTCTCTTCGGTATCGCTGCAACTCACGTTGGCTTTGGCCCGTTCCGGATGGAATTCACGGCCATGCAGGCGGCGCAGTCCTCTATGCACTTCCTCAAGATCGCGATGAACAACAGCGACCAGGCAGTTCAGGACGTGGATTACCCGACCGCGAGAACGTCAATCCTGGCGAGCAACACGCTTTCCGGCGAAACGCAGCCGGTGTTGCCGCAAGTGAACTGACGAAGCGGGCCGACCTCCTGCACGAACAGGAAGGCCGGTCCTACCACCTCGATTAAACGAGCAATCGAGAATGGCTGATTCATTCTGCCATGCTCACCTTTACGAAATCATTGATGGCAGGCAGGGCAAGGGGCAGGTAATTGGCACCAACGGAAGACGGGTCTATGCAACGAGAGCTAGGTATGCTGACGGCGAAAGTCGATATGATCCTTGAAGGGGTCAGGCGGTCAGAAGAAAAGGCTGACGTCAATCGCGCGTCCATGCATCGGCGCATGGATGAGATCGTGGACCGGGTTAGCAAGGTTGAGATATCAACCGCAACGGTCAAGGAAGATATCGATGAGATCAAGCCGACCGTCGATGATGTGAAGATGTGGCGCCAGCGCGGCATCGGTGCCCTCGCTATCGTTGGGATAGGGGCATCCGCCCTGACATTCCTCCTCACGAAGTTCGGGGCGCCGCTTTTATCATGGGCCACCGCTAAGTGAGTTGCACCAATCGTTACGCCGATCGGGACTCCACGTCCTGGCGAATCCCTCTCGGAGAAGCTTGGCCCCGATCTCTTCTCCGTTCGTTCGATAGATGTTGACGAGCGGTCGATGCGATGGCGTCTTATCCACCGCGCCGCTCCACTCGATTCGCAAACCCTTTTCAGCCAAAAGCTCTTTCAGCCTTCCCTTGGCGATCAGAGCCAGCTTCCGTTCCGTGATACACTTTGCGTGCGATCCGATCTCTGGCGTATCGATACCTGAGACGAACGGGACACCTTCCCCCAGCAGTCGCATATTCTGGCCATCGCATTTCACAGTGTCGCCGTCGACCGCGGTTAGCGACGCACAGACAATCAGTTCAGCAATCATTGATCAGCATGTCCTCGCTCGGCCGCTTCGATCTTCCGTCGCAGCGCCTGTTCTTGTTCATAAGTTTTGTAAGGAAAATGCTCCCAGCACCACCACCGGACGGGGATCGCCTTCGATGGACTGTGGCCGAAGCCGCCCCACTTCTTGCAGTCGACTTCCTCGCAATAGTGCTCGAAGTGCACAGTCGAGCCGGGCGCAGTTGAGTGGTTGGTTATGCTCATCTGCTATCCTCACTTCAGCCAATACCCGAACTTCAATTTTCCTGCCCTTGCCCCGCATGAGGAGCATTTTAGGCGTCTCTCGACCTCTTCGACCAGCGCGTGTTTCAGGCCGATCGGCACGCTTTCCCTTGTAAACTCCTGCTCTTGACCGCAGGCGGTGCATTTCGCCATGATATCGAGATGTTCCGGGGCGACATTCATATATCCGGGCGTCCAGTCCTTGATCTCCTGAAACAGGGCCATCACCTTGAGCTCCTACTCATCGTCATGAGGCGTGGTTCTCCCTTCGGCAGATAAGCAATCGCCACCCTTCGGCTGCCGCAGACGGGGCAGCGCATGCGCTGCGACAGCATCGCGAGTGGAAAATCCCGGCCTCTGGTCGCCACCAGCGTGACGATATCAAGCTTGTGCTTCCACAGGCATTGGCGGACGCTCTTCAGCCCTTCCCGTCGTCCCCACGCGCACCTGGCGCTGATCTCCCATCCTGCATCCATTGCCTCGCCGATCGTTTCGGCCATGCGTCATCATCCCCTTGCGAGGTCCTTTCCGCCGCACATGTTGTTGATCGCTCCGCCCGAGCTGCGTTCTCAATATGTTCTCGTCAGCGGGCGAGTCAATAATGATTCTGGGTCAATTGCTTTTTAAGCTGTGGCTGATGTGATCACGGCATGACCAAGCCGCCTCGCAAGCCTGCACAGCCGCTGCTCGGTGAACCCCAAGCGCCGATCCGCGGCCCATCGCGCCGCCGGCGCGATCCCGACCAGCCGCAACTCCTCCTTGAGCCGATGCCGGAGCGGATCGAGCCGTGCTTGGCGCTTCTGAAGCCGCGGCCGCCGAAAGGCCCGCAATGGACATATGAGGTGAAATGGGACGGCTACCGCCTTGCTGTTCATATCGAACCCTCCGGCGTCCGCATCCTCACGCGCGGCGGCCATGACTGGACCGATCGCTTCCCGGCGATCCTGGCGGAGGCGAGGCGCCTTCCTGTCTCGACGGCGATCCTGGATGGCGAGGCCGTTGTGCTCGACGCGCAAGGCCGGTCGGATTTCGGCATGCTCCAGCAGTCGCTGGGCGGGCGAGGGGGCAAGAGGTCGTCCAGAGATGCAATCTTCATGGCGTTCGATCTTCTCTACTTTGACGGTCATGATCTCACCGGAACCGAACTCGCCTCCCGGCGCCATCTCCTCGAGAGCCTGGTGCCGCCCGCTGGCGAGGAAGCCATCCGATTATCCGAAGAGATCGATGCGGATGGCGAAACGCTTCTGCGCATTGCCTGCGAACATGAGCTTGAAGGCATCATCGCGAAAGACCGCAACAGCCCGTATCGCAGCGGCCGCCTCGGCGACTGGGTGAAGATCAAATGCGTCCAGAGCGATGGCTTTTTGATCGTCGGTTACGAGAGGTCCTCAGCATCATTCGGGGGCATCGGCCGGCTGCTGCTAGCCGCGCGCAAGGGAAACGGGCTGGTCTATGTGGGCGGAGTGGGAACCGGCTTCAACGAGCGTTCCGCGACTGAACTCCGGGAGCAGATGGACAAGCTGAAAATTGGCAAGCCCGCTCTTGATACAGGACGGAAGCGAAACGCGGTCTTCGTCGATCCGAAGCTTGTTGCCGAGATCGAGTATCGTGCCTGGACACATGACGCAAAGCTGCGGCATGCGTCATATAAGGGGCTGCGGGATGCTGCTGATGGGGCGGCGGTTTATGAATTGGAATGAGTTGCACCTACCCAACAACCCCCGCAGCGTCATTCCGCTGGGAGGCTCAGGCCGTCATGTATGCATGGCCGCACCACATCCTGTATGATGGGACAGGCGGGAGACTCAAATGGACGAGCGAAGCAGCCTTAGAGTGGTTCTACTAGCCATACTTATGGCGGGAGTATTCATCGTGGCCATCCACTACGGCCAGAATTACGGCCTGCTGCCAAAGATCTAGTCGGCGGGTGGGATGGGCCTCGGCCCGCTCCTACTTCCTGGCGCGCATTCTTCAAAATTCGAAGGTTTTATCGTCGCGGTATGCCCTGCGGAATTCTTCTTCCCAGGGATCGAAAAACTTGATCTCTTTGGGAGGGGGCGGCCTCTTCAGCTGTTCGTCGTCTTTGGTTCGATCGTTGGAATCGTTCATGGCGTCACCTCTGACGCGCCTTCTATCGGGGCTAGGACCGCGCGTCGACCACAGATCGGAACACATTTTGTGGATGCCGGTGACAATAGCGGCTTCGGCCAGCCTCTTTTGCTGTCTCGCCGCTCAGGAAACGCGAACAACCTCGTTGGACACCAGGAGCAAAAAAGTTCCGTCATCTAGGCGCTCAGCGATGTCGCCGTCTTCGGTAACGTAATCCGTCCGCGGGTCCTTTGAGAAGCGAGGCGTCCGCATCTGTTCGATTACAGTATAATTCCGGCCTTCAGCGTTTGAACAATGGAAACGCTGTGTTTCAACGTAGTTCGTCATGTTCGATTGCCTCCGCAAGACTGCGAAAACCTGATACTTTGGCAAACAAGAGGATGAGTCAAGGTCTTCCCGGAATGGCATGCTGATCGTTGATCAGTCATCATCCATGGCAGCAATGTCGTCGGCCAACACCACCGCGTGCTCGGATAGAACTGCGGCCACGTTGTCAAGAAGCATGGCCAACTCAGGGCCGCTTCCGAAAAGTTCCTGCTGCTTAGCTTTCAACTTCGCGATATAGAAATTGTGGATATGCAGCGAACCGGTCATCTGGGCGAGACTTGGCATACGGACGCTCCAATCATAGGAGGTATGGTTCGCCGAGGATAGCGCGGCTCAGGCATTCCCATCAACATCGCCGTCTTCGTCGAGCTCGTGGACCGGCAGATAGGTGTTCTTCTCCATCCACTCCCGGACGATAAACCTGACGGTATCGTTGCGGGTCTTGCCGAACTCGCCAGACAGATCCCGCAGAGCTTCTTCTATGTCGTCATCAAAAGCGATCGAACCGGAGTTGCGCAACAGGAGCGCCGCACGGCGAAGCATGATCTGAAGGTCAGCTCGAGAGATATCCGCGATCCGGTCGGCTGCGTCTTCGAGGAGGGCGGCGGTATCGGGAGGTGTCATGGTCCTTTCAATCCAACTCTAAAGCATTGGCGGCGAATTAACCGCCAATGCTTGATCCATCCTGCCGATCAGGCAGCCTACTTTGCCGGGGTGGAGATAACTTTTGGCTTAAATGCCCCAATTGCCTTTGTGGCGACGGCGGGCTTCACCTTTCCCAACTTCGCTTGGCTCTGCAGGTAATCCGGAAGATATTTCTCCAGATACGTTTTGCGAAACCACTTTCGAAACTCTCCGAGAGCTTCGTCAGGATAGCAGTAAGGGCTCTGCGGGTTCGAAAGAGCTTGTGGAAAATATACAGGGAACTCATGCAGATATTGCTTCCTGGCGCCATATAGAACTTCCAGGCTTTCTGTCTTCCAGTGCTTTGACCACCGTTGCCCGACGCTGATGTCCGGAACGATATGGGGGCCGACGTCGACGCCTGCGTTGATCATCGGGACAATCATCCCTGCAATTTCTTGGTAGATGCTGAAGAAGCCGGATGGAACCGCGTTGGCTACAAGGCTAACTCGATCGTGAAATTGCTGCCATGCAAGGCTGACCTTACCATCCGGGTTGTACCCCACCTGTGCATAGACGAAGTCGGTGAAGCCTTTCTTGGCAAGTGTCCGGTAGCTCTTGACGGCGTGGTCGTTCCCTGAGACTTCGAACGCATAATATTCCAGCGTAGCCATGCAAACATGAGCTGGAACCGCATGATGGATGGTTCCATTCTTCTTAACGGCATGGAAGAAGACAGTGTCATCAAAGCCTTGAGCCTTGATCAAGTCACGAATCTTCTGTTCGCGCCCTTTCGTCGGCACCGATCCCCACTCGTCCGTCAGCTTGACGAGCGTGGATATGGCAACGCCACACATCCGCGATAGACCGCGCAAGGTCAAGAACGGCGTGCCGTCACCCAGTACGCCCATTCCGACGCCATCGACTTCCGCCTCGACGACTATCTCCAGGTCGAATGTGAGTTGAGAGGGGGTGATAGCCAAATCGGCTTTATCTGTCATATTTTCTAACCTTTTCAAACTGTTGAGGTGATGCCCAACAAGGCTAGAAATCTTCCCCGAAAGATTTATTTTAAGGGAGTGCAGAGAGATCTAGCCAAGCCGCTGATCCACTCGCGAAAGCCGCTTTCCTTGGCCGGGGGCGGCTTTTCGTCTATGAATCAACTATAATATAGCTCTGAACCTGGGGAATGACCAGCCGGGCGCATCGGCGCTGGATGTCTAGTGGCCTCAATGTCGACTGGTCGCGCGGCCTTTCCCAGTTATCCACAGCCTGCGCCGAAACGGCACGGACGCCTGTGGACGTTAGGCCCCGCGAAATAATGTGGCGCGGCAACCAATTTCAATTTGGACGTTCTTCTCTCACGGTCCAGCGACAAACCGAGGAAGAGAGAATGCAGGAAAACGTCCGCCCTATCGCCCCTATCGGCATCTCCGGCCTGGAGCCGCAGGCGCCGCCAACCGGGATGCCAATTTTCGAGCTGGTGAATCCCACTGAGCTTTACGTTGACCCGGCTTATCAGCGCAACATCAGTGAAAAGGGCACTCGTCAGATCAGACGCATAATAGAGGGTTTTGATTGGGTGAAGTTTAAGCCCCCGATTTGCGCTTATGCTGAGTCGGAGGGGCGAACTATTCTGAAAGTCCTGGATGGGCAACACACCGCTATCGCCGCCGCGTCTAATCCGCATATCGACAAAATCCCGGTTATGATCGTCGAGGCAGAAAGCACCATTGATCAAGCGAAGGCTTTCATAGGGCAGAACACGGAACGTCTCGGTGTCACGACGCTGCAGCTTCACCAGGCCGCGCTGGCGGCAGCAGATGAGGATGCCCAAACGCTGGAACTTGTGTGCAGCAGAGCGGGGGTGAAGGTTCTGAAGACTACAAACGCCTACACCGGAACCGGATCGCGGCAGACAATTGCGATCAAACAGATAGAGGCACTGATTAGTCGGCGGGGCCCGAAGCTAGCCCGCGAAATTCTAGAGGTTTTGGCAAATGCAGAACGAGGTCCGTTGACGGCTCCGCAAATTAAGGCGGTGGAACTGCTGCTGACCGATGAGGAGTATTGCGACAAGATTACCCCTGAGGATCTCACTGACGCCATCGTCGACTTGCTATTCACCGCCGAGGACGAAGCGAAGCTCTTCGCGGCTACCCATAAACTCCCGTTCTGGAGGGCACTCGGCATAACTTGGTTCAGGAAGTGTAAGAAACGGCGACAGATCCTTTCAAAGGCGGCCTGA